TCAACTTATACAAAGGATTAAAAATGAATGATGTTTCTGAAAAAAAGATTGGTGATTACATAAAAATAATTGCAATTACAATATTTACAATATTGTTTTTATACATCATCTATGATAACTATACATCAAAGGAACAAATAAAGTCTTCAACAAAAACAAAAGACAGTTTGGAAGCATTGATAAACAAATACGAATTTGACTATGTTGAATTAAAAAAACGAGCTGATAATTTGGATTCACTTATCAAAGTTCGCAAAGATAGTATTCTGATAATAAAAGAAAGATTCTATATTTACAAAAACAGAGAAATAAAAAATCCAGATGAAGCTACAAAACTTATTAAAAACTTTTTGAATGAGTAATATATGAAATACGTTATAGCATTATTATTTTCCCTTTCAACTGCTTTTGCTTCCGAAAAAGATTCTCTCGTTTGTTTTACAAAACCTGAAATAACTAAATTGTGGAATAAAATTCAACTCATACGAGATTCAGTTGAATACCTAACCGCAGTCGTTAATGTCCAAGACACCGTAATAGATTTATATGTTTCTAGATCGGAAATGTTTGTACAACAATTAAGAAATCGTGATGAAGCACTTGCTGCTTGTAAAAAAAGAAGTTTAGAATTAGAAAAGATAGTAGATGAACTCCAACCCAGTTGGTATGATAATAAATTTTTATGGTTTCTAACTGGAGCCGCTTCTGTTGTTGGGATAATAGTGGTAACAAAATGAGTGTAGTTACCAAAAATCTTAAAGATATAATAAAGGAAGAATTTGCAAAGTGTGCTTCCAATCCCGTATACTTTATGAAAAGATATGCAAAGATTCAACATCCAACTCGTGGCAAAATTCTTTTTGAACTGTACCCATTTCAGGAAGATGTACTACAAGAATTTAATAAAAACAGATGGAATATCGTTTTAAAATCACGGCAGTTGGGAATATCAACTTTAATTGCGGGTTATTCACTTTGGTTGATGCTGTTTAATCAAGATAAAAACATTCTAGTTATTGCAACAAAACAAGAAACTGCAAAGAATTTGGTTACAAAAGTTCGTGTAATGTATGATAATATGCCGAGTTGGTTAAAAACGGGTGTTCAAGAAGATAACAAACTTTCACTTCGTTTCAAGAACGGTTCACAAATTAAAGCCGTTTCTGCTGCAGCTGACTCTGCTCGTTCTGAAGCACTTTCACTTCTTATCATAGACGAGGCCGCCTTTATTGATGATATAGATAGGATATGGGCATCTGCACAACAAACACTTGCAACAGGTGGAACTGCAATTATCAATTCCACACCGAATGGCGTTGGTAACTTTTACCATAAACAATGGGTAAAGTCAAAATTAGGTGAGAGTGCATTTAATCCAATAGAATTACTTTGGCAAGTTCATCCAGACCGTGATCAAAAATGGCGTGATGAACAAGATGTTCTTCTTGGTCCAGATATGGCAAAACAAGAATGTGATGGAAACTTTCTTGCATCTGGACGTTCTGTAATTGATGGTGAGTTAGTACAATGGTATAAGGAAACATATGTTTGTGATCCAAAAGAAAAAAGAGGATCTGAAGACGCTTATTGGATTTGGGAATATCCAGATTCTTCAAAAAATTATATTGTTGTTGCTGATGTTGCTCGTGGTGACGGAAATGATAATTCTGCATTTCATGTAATTGATATAGATAATCTTGAACAAGTTGCAGAATATCGTGGTAAACTTGATACAAAATCATATGGTAATATGTTAGTATCAGTTGCAACCGAATATAATGATGCAATGCTTGTTATTGAAAATGCTAATATTGGTTGGGCAGTAATTCAACAAGTTATAGATAGAGGTTATCCAAATTTGTATTACACTTATCGTGAAGATGGATATATCGATCCATCCGTTCATATTCCAAAAGGATATGATATTAAAGATAAATCACAAATGGTTCCTGGATTTACTACAAGTTCTAAAACAAGACCACTTATTATATCTAAATTGGAAACATATTTTCGTGAAAGAACACCAATAATAAAATCATCTAGATTAGCAGAAGAACTTTTCGTATTTGTATGGAATGGATCAAAAGCGGAGGCACAAAGTGGTTACACTGATGATTTGGTAATTTCATTTTCAATCGGATTGTGGGTTAGAGATACTGCAATAAAATTGCGTCAAGAGGGATTGGTACGAACAAGAATGGGATTGGATTATATTGGAAAGGGAAGTGCAATAAAATCCACAATACAAAATCAATTCGATGATGGGTGGTCTATGAAAGTTAGAGGAGGGGATGAAGATTTAACTTGGTTAATAAAGTAATTTTCATTTTTTCATACATATTTATATTCATGTATAATACTATTAATAACAGGTGAAAAATGGCAGAAAGAAAGTCATTATTTGATAGATTAAAAACCTTATTTTCTACAAATGTTGTTGTTAGAAATGTTGGTGGAAAACGATTAAAAGTTGTTGATACGGCTCGTTATCAGGCCGATGGAAACCCACATACATCAAAAGTTATTGATAGATATGGTAGACTTCATGGAAGTAGGGGAACCCCAATATCTGTCTACAATCAATACAATTCTTTCTCTGCAACAAAAATAGACCTTTATACTGATTATGAAGCAATGGACACTGATGCCATTATTTCATCGGCTCTTGACATTTATTCCGATGAAAGTACCCTAAAAAATGACACCGGTGATGTTCTAACAATTAGAACTGATAACGATAATATCCGTAAAATTCTTCGTAATCTTTTTTATGATATTCTTAATATAGAATATAATCTGTGGCCTTGGGTTCGTAATTTATGTAAATACGGTGACTTTTATCTTTATCTTGATGTAAAAGAAGGATTAGGTATAACAAATGTTGTACCGTTCTCACCTTATGAAATGCAAAGAGAAGAAGGAACTGATCCAGAACATATCTATATGACAAAGTTTATCTATGAAGGTCCACTCGGAAAGGGTGAATTTCAGAATTATGAAATTGCACATTTTCGTTTAATGGGCGATACTAATTTTTTACCTTACGGTAAATCTATGGTAGAGGGTGCTCGTAAATTGTATAAACAATTAGTTCTCATGGAAGATGCTATGCTTATACATAGAATTATGAGGGCACCGGAAAAAAGAGTATTCAAAGTTGATATTGGAAATATACCGCCTGGTGAAGTAGATACTTACATGGATCAAATAATGAAAAAGATGAAAAAAGTTCCTGTAATGAACGAACAAACCGGTGAGTATAATTTAAGATTTAATATGCAAAATTTATTAGAAGACTATTATCTTCCAGTAAGAGGTGCTCAATCAGCAACAAGTATAGATACTTTGCCAGGATTACAATATCAAGCAATAGAAGACGTTGAATATTTAAAAAGTAAAATATTTGCTGCTTTGAAAATACCAAAGGCGTTTTTAGGATATGACGAATCAACGGAAGGTAAGGCAACACTTGCGGCTCTTGATATTCGTTTTGCAAGAACAATAGAGAGAATACAAAGGATAGTAATATCAGAATTAACTAAAATTGCAATAGTTCATTTGTATTCACAAGGTTATGAGAATGCAGACCTTGTAAACTTTGAACTATCATTGACTAGTCCATCGATAGTATATGAACAAGAAAAAGTTGCTCTTATGAAAGAAAGAGTAGATTTGGCATCACAGTTGATAGAAAATAAATTATTCTCAATGAAGTACATATATTCAAACATATTCAATTTGTCTGATGATGAAGCAGAATTTGAAAGAAATGAAATATTAGAAGACATTAAACATAAATTCCGTCAATCACAAATTGAAAGTGAAGGAAATGATCCTGCAATAACTAAGGAATCATTTGGAACTCCACATGATATTGCAACAATGCATACATCCGGTGGTGGTTCTTCAAAGATGTACCAAATAAATGATAATGAAGTTCCAGATGGTGGATGGCCAGGTGCAGGTAGACCTGCAAAAAATCTTTCATATTCTACCGATGATAGTCCATTTGGTCGTGATCCAATAGGAAAAAAAGATGTGGGAAATACATTAAAAACTAACAGAAGTATGAAACATAACTATAAGAACAATTCCCCATTATCATTAGAAACAAAGATGATGTCACATGATGTTGATAAATTGATAGATAGTATGAACGGATTTAAAGTAAAAACAAAAAAAATTATATCGGAAAGTCTTAAACCTGTTAATTTTGATGAAGAAAATGAATCAAATTTATTAAATGAAAACAATTTATTGAAGGAATTGTAATTTTTTTTATATTTATTCTATGAAAGTGTAAATTTTATTGGACATCTGCAAAAATGAAAAAAATAAAGCATTCAAAATTTAAAAACACTGCAATGTTATTTGAGCTATTAACGCGTCAAATAACATCTGATATTATTTCTTCAAATGAATCTGCCGCAATTCAGATACTAAAAAAACATTTTGGAAAAAATACAGAATTATTAAAAGAATATATTTTGTATAAGACACTTTGTGAAGAAAAATTAAAATCAGAAACTCGTGCAAATATGTTAAT